CAAGAGCTACAGTTTAATCCCGTACTACGGCCCATCGAACACGATGGTCTGATTGTACCAAAGTCTTTAGGACAGAAGATAGTTCGGGATGATACCAATCAAGTACTTGGTATTGTTAAATCTCGTTACACTCCACAACCATATGCTGCACTATGGGAGCCACTGGTTGAGGGGCTAGTAGAATCTGGTCTTGATCTAAAAGATGCAGATATTAAATGGAACACCATGAACAACGGTGCTCGTATGTATGCTGACATTACTCTGAAGTCTTATAACTATGATAAGATTGTCGGAGAGAAGACCGCATTACAAATGAGAGTTCGTAATAGTGTAGATGGTTCGTTGAAGTACGATGTATCTGCCTTCATCAAGAGGCTATGGTGTGCCAATGGTTGCTCTCGTATTGCAGAGAATACCTCTGTACAATTTAAACATACTGCTAGTACAGAGCCAGATAAGATTGGGCAGGTAGCAGCAACTTGGCCTATGGTTTTAGAGGATGATGCACATCTCTTTAATCATATGCGGGGTGTAGCTGTAAATAGAGATACAGTAGTTAAATTTCTAGCTGCTAACCTGTGCCTTACTAAGACTAAGGTTAAGACTAAAGTAAATGAGAAATGGTTGGGCCGTATGTTGTCTCTATGGGATTCATATAGTGCCTCTATTGGTATAAATGGGTATGCATTTTATAATGTACTTACTCATTATGGAACGCACGTTGATCCTGAAAGCCTTCGGGGGGCTGAAGCAGGTAATCGTGCGCTACGACAAGAGCAGGATGTCCAAGCCTTGGTGCGGGGTGAGGCATTTAAGAATCTCATTAAGTATGATGACTTTCAACAGCAGCTATTAGCTGCATAAGCTTTGTCGTAATGTGTGGCAGGTGCGTGGGTTTTTGTTCTCCTCCATGCACCTGCCATTACTATTTATAGGATATACAAATGGATAAAAAACAGAAGGCTGCAGCAGCAGATAGATTAAAGAAAGCAAGAGCAGTAAGAGCTAAAAAGATTCCTAACTATGGTAAAGCTAACTTACATGAAAGTTTACATAACCTCCCAAAGGAACATGAGCTTCATCCCGATAAAGTTAAGCAGTGGATTGACACACAAAAAGATTTAGCTACTGCTGAACGTAAAGCAATAAGAGAAAAGATTAAAGGGGCTACTGCAAGACAGGCAAGTCATGAAGGATACATAAAGCATATGCAAAGGTATCTTAGAACAGGAGATTGGGTAGATGATTTCTATGGAGAGTACCAACAGAACAAAGTTAAGCATCATTGCCATGCACTGGCTTATGATAAGGACGGTATGCCTAAAAGAAGTGTAGGTATATACTATCCAGACTTAGGAATTACATACACAAAAGAAATGATGGAAGAAGAAAATGCAACCAGAGATAATCACAATACATGACGCTATAGAAAAGTATAAGGATACACCAGAGTTTAAAATAAAACTAAGGTCTGACAAGACCCGTAATCAATATGCTTATCAACTACGTAGGCTCTGTGAAGCAGAGCTAGAGGACAATCCTATAGGGAGTATGCCTATAGATATATTGAACGTAGCTAAATGCCAGCGCATATACTGGCAGCTAATAGAAGATGTAGATACAAATGATGTACGGTTTGCAAACTATTCTATGCAGATTGTAACTCGTGTATGGAATGTATTAATTAAGTATGATTATCTAGATAAAAATCCTTGGGGATTTGTAGAAAAGAGTAAGGTTTCTCCACGTAATACTATATGGCAACCAGAAGATTTTAAAATCTTTTTACAAACAGCATTCAGTATACCTAAATGGAGGAACATAGGTCTGCTAGTACGTATCAACGTAGAGATAGGCCAACGCATAGAAGATGTAAGGCTATCTCAATGGGATAACTATGATCTTAATGAAAAATTATATATGCGGGAGGTGATTCAGAAAACACATGAACGTATTCCTGGCATACCCTTATCTGATTCCTTAGTACAAATGCTACAAGAACAGAAGGATGTCTATGAATTTCAAGAGTGGGTAGTACCTCATCCCTTTTTACTGGAGCCTTACAGTGAGCATAGTATATCCCGTACCTTTAGAAAGATCATGAATACTGCTGGACTTTCTTCTCGTTTGCAGTTAAGAGATATACGCCGCACTGTACTTACAGACTTGGCAAATCATGGGGCTACAGACACAGAGATAATGGCATATAGTGGACATAAAAGTAGAGAAAGTTTAATGCCTTATGTATGTATAAGTACAGAGCAAGCACGTAATGCTGCCAACAAAAGAAAATTTACTATGGAAGAAGCACAAGAATGGAAAGAGTTCAAAAGAAGTTTCGCTTCAACAGAAGAACTTTTAAAAGGAGCAAACATAAAGAATGATTAACATTAAAAAATATATAGATACACTGGACTTACAGATAGAGGAGGGGTACAGGGGAGACTGTCCTTTATGTAATGGTAGAAATACTTTTACTGTCACACGAAAGTTAGATGGCATTCTATATAATTGTTACAAGGCTGGGTGCAGTATATCAGGAACCTCTCCTACTACTGTGACAGTTAATGATATGTCATATAGAAAAGAGAGACAACCTTTAGTTGAATTTAGTTTACCTCCACATGTTGTCCCCGGTAGGGCAGAGGCAACAAGCTGGGCAGAGAGCTATGGCATAGATGCTATTAAAAATAATTTACATTATGATGTAAAAGAAAATAGAGTTGTGTTCCCTGTTATACATGACCATGAAATTGTAGATGCAACAGGCAGAGCCTTGGCTATAGGTCAGCTACCTAAATGGAAAAGGTATGGTAACAGTAGCTATGCCTATACCTCTGGCATAGGAGAGGTAGCGGTAGTAGTAGAGGATTGTATATCAGCAGCAGTTGTATCTACTATGGTATCTAATTGTGTGGGTGTGGCGCTGTTAGGCACAGCCTTATTGCCTAATCATATAGCACAGTTAAAAGATTTTATGGGTGTTATAGTGGCGCTTGATCCAGACGCCGTAAAGAAAACCATACAGTTCACAGCAGAATTAAAAGGGACATTATATCATAATAATATTTTTGCACTGAAGCTAGAAGATGATTTGAAGTATGCCAAGAAGTATGATATGATCAATGTTAGTAAGGCGATATTAAAATTAACACAAGGAGAAATACATGGAACTAGAATTGTTACGCACTCTAACGAATAGGAATTTTTATAATGCAAATAAAAATGTAGCTAAAGAAAGGATATTTAGAAGTAAAGAAACACGTAATATAAAACAGGTAATTGATAGGGCTATGCTGGACTATGAGAATGATATTGGTGCATCTGATATCAAGGCATTGTTCTTCTCCATTAACACATCATTAACAACAGCACAGAAAGATATATACCAAAGCTTGTTTAGAAAAATTGAAACCTGTTCCCCCTTGAATGAAGACGTAGCACAAGATGTACTAAGAGAATTGAACAGAGAGGATGCTGCCAATGAACTAATGGATGTAGCATTTAAAATGTCCAATGGAGAGATCACATCTTTATATAAAATAGTAGAGTTCATTGATAGAAGGGAGGAGGATTTCATGCCAGCCCTCAAAGTTTACTTTGAAAATATGGACATCAATGAGTTGCTTAAAAAGAATGAGTTAAATTTTAAATGGAAGATTAATATACCTACAGTAGCACAGTTAGTACCAGGGGTAAACAGCGGACAGATTATTGTCGGTGCCGCCAGACCTAACACTGGTAAGACTAGCAGCCATGCTTATCTATGCGCTGGGCCTAATGGCTTTGCACAACAGGGAGCAAAGGTTATGGTTCTTGCTAATGAAGAAGACACAGGGCGAGTGTCTGCCAGATACTTAACAGCCGCTTGCTCTATGAATATAAAAGAAATCATTAAGGATCGTAAGAAAGCAGAAGATTTATTTAATCCTATTAAAGATAATCTAAAAATTACAGATGCTACTGGTTGGGATTTAGATAGAGTAGAACGAGCAATAAAAGCATATGAACCTGACATAGTGATAGCTGATATGGCAGACAAGTTTCAACCAGAGGGCAGGTACACTGCTCATCATGAACAACTGAAGGCTGCTTATATTAGATTCAGAATTATAGCCAAGCAATATGGCTGTGTTATATTTGCTATGTCCCAACTCTCTGCTGAAGCAGAGGGAAAAGTATTTGTAAACATGTCAATGTTAGAGGGTAGTAGGACAGGCAAGGCCAGTGAGGCTGACGTTTTGTTTTGCATTACTAAGACACCTATGGTAGAAGGACAGCAGGAGGAGGAGAGTCCTGAAAGACACTGGCTTGTATTAAAAAATAAACTTACTGGAAAACATGGAAGGGTTATAACTTTACTTGATCCAGAGACTGCAACATACAGTTCATAAAGGAATGTAATATGAAACTAACAATAGATGTAGAAAATACAGCTACAAAACTACCCTCTGGTAAGACGCTTCTTGATCCCTTTGTGCCAGAGAATAAATTAGTTTTAGTATGTACAAAGAAAGATACAGGGGAGGAATCTTCCTTCTGGTTTGGACATTCTACACATAGTATGGAGAATGCTAAAGAACTTTTACAGAAGCAACTTGATGAGGCCACTGTTCTTATATGCCATAATGCACAGCATGAGTTAGTATGGTTGTGGGATACAGGATTTAAATATGACAATGCTGTGTTTGATACCATGCTGGTAGAGTATTTGTTTCAACGTGCAATGAAACAACCTCTATCTTTACAGGCTGTTGCTGAACACTATGCTTTACAAAATAAAAAGATGGATACTCTGTCTGACAATTTAAACAAAGGTATATCTGTAGATAATATAGATGGGGATCAGTTGCTAGAGTATTGTATGGCAGATGTACAAGCTACACAAGAATTAGCAGATCGCTTACGTAGAAAAATGTTTAGTAAAGACTATGCCCCTCTGCAAAATATAATTAATCTTACCAATGAATTGTGTATACTGTTGGCAAAAATATATTACAGGGGCTTTGCAATTAATAAGCAAACTCTATTACAAGTTAAAGAAGAATTTAAAAAGGAGCAGCAGGATATTAAACAGTCTCTTGATCAACAGACCCATGAACTTATGGGAGATACCCCCATTAATCTTGCATCACCAGAGCAATTAAGTATGGTTATATATAGCCGCAAGCCAAAGGGCAAAGCTACATGGTCAGATAACTTTTCTAAGTACATGAAAAAGAAAGACTTTATATCAATGGTAAATAACAATTCTAATATTGTATATAAAACTACAGCCATTCAGTGTAAGTCTTGCTTTGGTAGAGGATATAATTTAGCTATCAAGAAAGATGGTACTACAGGAAAAGCTAAACGTATTTGTAAAGCATGTAATCGTTCTGGTATATTGTATATTCCTAGTGATAGAATAGCAGGGCTAAAGTTTTCTCCTCCTGCTGCTAGTTGGGTAGCCAATCATGGTTTCAGTACCAGTAAAGTTAATATAGAAATGCTAGAGGAGGTTGCTAAACGAAGAGGCATGGATAAGGCTGAACAGTTTTTGTATAAAGTACGTAGGCTATCTGCTTTAGATACCTATCTATCTTCCTTTGTAGAAGGCATAGAAACTTTTATGAAAGATGATAGTAGATTACATGTTAGATTAATACAACACAGAACCACAACTGGTAGGCTGGCTTCTGATTCTCCTAACTTACAGAACATGCCAAGAGGACAGACGTTCCCAATAAAGAAAGTATTTCATTCTCGTTGGGACAATGGAAAGATTATAGAAGCAGACTTCTCACAATTAGAATTTAGAGTGGCGGCTTTCCTGGGAAATGATGAAGTTGCAAAGCAGGAAATCGCCACTGGAGTTGATGTTCACAGTTACACTGCTAAAGTTATTACAGAATCTGGACAGAAAACTTCTAGACAAGAAGCAAAGGCACATACCTTTGCACCACTGTTCGGTGCTACAGGATTTGGTAGGACATCTGCAGAGGCAGCTTATTATAAACAGTTTACTGATAAATACTATGGTATTGCTTCTTGGCATAGTAAACTTGCTAATGAAGTTATGTCTACAGGAATGGTAACTACTGTTACTGGTAGGCAGTTTGCATTTCCTAATGCACAGCGCAGACAAAACGGAGGCATAACCCACTTTACTGCAGTGAAAAATTATCCAGTACAATCTTTGTCTACTGATATAGTACAAACTTTATTACTATTGGTGGAACAAAAGATGCGTAACGCTTGTCTAAAAAGCTTGATTGTTAACAGCGTTCATGATAGTGTAGTGATAGACTGCTTTCCATCAGAAGAACAGGAGGTTTTAGCTTGTGTTAAACAAGCAGAGAAATTTTTAGACAGTTGTTTACACTCTAGGTTTGGAATAGAATTTGATATTCCTCTTGAATTAGAATGTAAGATAGGAAAAAACTGGATGGAGATGCAAGATTATGGTTGACATTTTTAGTAAAATGGATATACTGGTGCAACTATTTTTTAACTAGAGAAAGGAAAAACTTATGGAAACAAATGTTATTACTATGGATACGGCTAATTATGATGTGCTTGCAGAGACTATGGGTATACCTCAAGAAACTGCTGCTCCATCTTCTCGTTCAGATTCTATTTGTAGAATGAGGATATGGCATCGTGGAATAATGGGTACCGTTGAAAAGAATGGAAAGACCAGACAGATGGAGATAGTTCCCGGTGGAACCTATCGTCTTGATGATGGGTCAGGAGAGTTAAAGTACTGTGAAGAGCTTAACTTCCGCCCATTTCTTCAGAGGTATAGGTATAATCGTTGGATGCCTTATGCTACCCTTGATTCTTATGGTCGTAAAGGTAAGTACGTTAAGTCTGTTTTTACCCATGATTATAAAACATTTAACTCATCTGATATTATAGATGAGAATGGTGGCTTTAATTGTGGTCGTCCTTCTGGTTACATTAAAGAATGGAAGGAAGTGCCAGAGGAAACTCGTAAGTTAATTACTTCTGTTAAAAGAGTTCGGGCTATCTTTGGGACAGTTCAATTTGATTCTTATCTTAATGATAAGGGAGAGACTGTAGACACAGACGGCATTCCTGTACCAGTTATCTGGGAGATAGAAAACAATGATGCCTTTAAAATTATGGGAGGTGCGCTAGTTAAGTATCGGGAAGCTGGAAGGCTATTTCCACAGCATGATATATCTTTATCTACTGAAGGTGCGCCAATGAGTAATGGCAACATGCTATACCAGCCTGTTCCTACTGTTAATCTAACAAAAGAAATTAAGTTAGAACAACCGAAGGACAGTGAAACCCTGATGTATTTCCAAAACTGGGTAGATAATTATAACAAATACATAAAAGAATCCTATGACCAGAAAGCAAATCTGTCATCGTTCTCTGCAGAAGAAGCAAAGGTTATTGATTCTTTTGTTGATGTAGAATAAGGATAATACAATGGAAGTAGAACATCCTGTAGAATTTTTAGTACATACTTATCTTGACGATGTTCGTGAAGGTAAGGCTACTATGTCTGAAGAAAATATACAAGGTGTTGTAAAGCATGTGGAAGAAGCAGTACGTAGACAGTTTAATAAAAGAGAAACCAGAGGTTCTTTTCGTCTACGGGCAAGCAATATTGGTAGGGCTACTTGTCAACTTTGGTTTCAAAAGAATAAGCCTGAAGCTGCTACTCCACCTGCCTCTAATTTTTTATTACGTATGATGATCGGAGATATTACCGAAGCTGTCTTTAAGGGTGTTCTTAAAGAGGCAGGGGCTACGTTTGAAGAGCCAGAAAAAATAGAGACTGAGATTGGTAATGAAAAAATCTCAGGAGAATATGATCTGGTGCTTGATAATAAGGTAGATGATATTAAATCTGCCAGTCCTTGGAGCTATAAAAACAAATGGTTGGACGGTGATCATATAGAAAAGAATGATAGCTTTGGATATGTAGGACAGTTAGCTACGTATGCACAAGGTAAGGGTGTAGAACCGGGGGGATGGTGGGTCATAAATCATTCTTCCGGTGAATTTAAATATGTAAAGTATACAAGTGATACACCCACTGTCATTAAAAAATTAGAACACACCGTAAATAAACTAAAAGAAAATAAATTCCATAGATGTTACAAGCCTATTAAAGAAACTTTCTATGGAAAAGAAACTGGTAGTCATATACTTAACACAGAGTGTAGGTTCTGTAATTTTAAGTATGCTTGTTGGGGCGATGCCTTGAAAGCTGAAACATCTAGAGTAAGTAAAGCCAAGGTAAAGCCTACAGTATTTTATATAGATATAGAGAAAGGAGATAATATCAATGAGCAACAATGAAGAAGCAAATGTATTTGGAGACATGTCAATTGAAGACTTACAGGAAACTGTACAAGAAATGTCTGTTCAATTACGTGATGCTAAGGCAGCACTAAAAGAAAAAAGATTATCAGGAGTTCGCATTGCACTAGACGCAAGGCGAGAAGCTGATGTAGAGTTACAAGAGGAACTAAAAAAGCTGGGGTATACATATCGTACTAATACAATTTCTGATGTAGCCCATCCATTCTTTCGACGGTTCTAATTTTATTTTTACTCAACAGGGGAGGGGCATAGTTCCTCCCCTTTTATTTGGAGGATATTATACATGACAAAATACAAACCTTTCGATAGAAATTTATATGCTCTTGCAGATGAAAAAGGAAAGGGTGTAGTATCTTATTTACTAGAAAAGGAAGGACATAATATTACAAGTACAAAAGAAAATTATAAGTGTGATATTGTCACAGAAAAAGATGGTACTGTGTATAACTCAGAGGTAGAAATTAAATTTTCTTGGAAGGAAATCTGGCCTGATTCATGGGAGGAGATACGTATCCCATATAGGAAAAAGAAATTACTTGATAAAGAAAATCTTACCTTCTATGTACTAAGGGCTGACTGTAAACAAGCATGGAAAATAGACGCAGATGTTCTTAGAAATAAAGCTACGGTTAAAGAAGCAAGCAACAGGTATGTCAGAAAAGGGGAGAAGTTCTTTCACATTCCCGTGAAACATGCTTTGCTTATAGATATGGTTTGATGTATAATAAAAAAGGATATCGTAAAGCAAGACTGAAAGGGTTTCGTTCTGGCCTTGAACAGGTTGTAGCTACACAAATTACAAAAGAAAAACATACTCTACGTTATGAGACTACTAAAATACAATGGGTAGATTTTTCTATTCGATCTTATACTCCTGATTTTATTCTTGATAATGGTATAATATTAGAGGTAAAAGGATTTTGGTCTACAGCAGATAGAAGAAAACATATAGAGATTAAGAAACAACATGATACTTTGGACATAAGATTAGTCTTTGAGAATAGTAAAAGGAAAATAAGAAAGGGATCAAAGACTACTTATGCCGCTTGGTGTGAGAAGAAAGATATAGTATACTGTGACAGAGTAATTCCTCGCACTTGGCTACAAGAAAATTTAATCTATATGCCACCCAATATTATAACTGTTGAGAGGACAGAATATAATGATGTACATAAATGAATATGTAAAGGAAGATGATTTTATTATTATCATAAGACCAGTGAAACAAGATATGTCTGAAGAAGACAGCGAAGAATGGGGAGGAGAAGTACAGGTATCTATAGTAGCCAATGAAAAAGAATCTTCGTTAACCGAAGAAGAGTTTGGTAACATGATTATGCTCTGTAACTTTGCGGCAGCAGCTATTCCTGCTACAGAAGAGAACGTACTTATAAGAGAACTAATACAAAGTTATGTTGAAAAACATATGTTGTTGCCTATATCAGGAAAAATAAGAGAATTAAATATATTAACTTTAGAATCTGACACAGAAGGAAATGCATAATGGAAGACCAAGATATAGTATATGAAGATTTTTCTACACAAATGAGGAGGCCAAAGCCAGACCCTAAGTATTCTGCAGAATACAATACGGACAATGTTAATAGTCCTATTCACTACAATAAAAATAGTCATGGTATCGAATGTATACAGGCCATTCGTGCAGCCCTTACTGATGAAGAGTTTAGGGGGTACTGTAAAGGCAATGTATTAAAATATACCTGGAGAGAAAACTATAAAAATAAAGTAGAAGACCTGGAGAAAGCCTCTTGGTATTTGAATAAATTAATTGAGAGTATTAAAAAGTGAAATTAAAAGCACGAGTATCTATTGTTTTAGAAGTGGATGAGGATGAATTTCCTATGCCTGTTGATGGTGATCCTACAGAAGAGCTAGAAGATATGTTATCAGAAGTATTAGAACATCTTGATGGAACACAAGTTTTAAATTTAAGGGTAAAATGTACGGGAGGACGTATAGATGACTGACTTGATGAGTAACTATCAAACAATTATTGCCATGTCTCGTTATGCTAGGTGGATGGAAGGAGAATCTCGTAGAGAAATATGGGAGGAAACAGTAACAAGATTATTAGATTTCTATAAATCTTTCTTATTTAAAAATCATAAGTATTCTATGAAGAAGGAGATGTATACAGACTTATATACTTCTATAGTATCTATGCGGGTTATGCCCTCTATGAGGGCTATGATGACCGCTGGGCCAGCATTAGAGCGCAACCACATAGCGGCATACAACTGCAGCTACTTGCCTGTGGATAGCCCAAGAGCTTTTGATGAGTGTTTATATATTCTTATGCATGGTACTGGAGTTGGGTTCAGTGTAGAGAGGCAGTACATCTCCCAGCTTCCAAGAGTTCCAGATGAATTTGAGGACAGTGAAACTACTATTATAGTTCAAGATTCTAAAGAGGGTTGGCATAGAAGCTATAAAGAATTACTAAACTTATTATATGCTGGCATGGTTCCTAAGTGGGACATGACTAAGGTGCGTCCTGCCGGGGCCAAGTTAAAAACTTTTGGAGGTAGAGCCAGTGGTGCTGATCCTCTACATAATCTATTTGTATTCACAGTTAATACCTTTAAGAAGTCTGCTGGCCGAAGATTGTCCAGCATAGAGTGCCACGATATTATGTGTAAAATTGCTGATGTAGTTATAGTAGGAGGAGTACGTAGGTCTGCTTTAATTAGTCTATCTAATTTATCTGATGATCGTATGCGTCACTCCAAGTCTGGCTCATGGTGGGAAACAGAGCCACAAAGAGCACTATCAAATAACAGTGTATGCTATACTGAAAAGCCTGACATAGGTACATTCATGCGAGAGTGGGTTGCTCTATATGAAAGTAAGTCTGGTGAACGTGGTATCTTTAATAGAATATCAGCACAGACACAAGCTGCCAAGTATGAAAGACGGGATGCAGATGTAGACTACGGTACTAATCCTTGCAGTGAAATCATACTGCGCCCCAAACAATTCTGTAATCTTTCAGAGGTTGTGGTTCGTGAAGATGATACAGTAAAAACATTACATAGAAAGGTAGAGCTTGCTACTGTACTTGGAACAATACAATCCTGTTTCACAGATTTTAAAAGTATAAGTAAACAGTGGACTCGTAACACAGAAGAGGAGAGATTGCTTGGAGTATCATTGACAGGTATCATGGACAATAAACTATTGTCCAATAAAACTAAGGATGATTTACCTGTAGTTTTAAATGAGCTTAGATTGACAGCATTAAAAACAAATGAGAAGTGGGCTAAGATATTTAATATCGAACCCTCTGCTGCTATCACTTGTGTCAAGCCAAGCGGTACAGTCAGTCAGCTTGTCGATGCTGCCAGTGGCATTCATCCACGACACAATCCTTATTACATAAGAACAATAAGGGCAGACAAGAAAGACCCACTAACACAGTTCTTGATTGATCAAGGCTTTCCACATGAAGATGCAACAGAAAAACCAGACAGCCTGACTGTCCTATCCTTTCCGTTTCAATCTCCTAGTGGAGCAATAACCAGAAAAGAAATCTCTGCTATAGAACACTTGACTTTGTGGCAGATATATGCTAAGTATTGGTGTGAACACAAGCCCTCTATTACAGTGAGTGTAAAAGAAAAGGAGTGGTTGCAGGTAGCTAACTTTGTATACAATAACTTTGAGGATATGTCTGGTGTAAGTTTTCTTCCTATGTCAGAGCACTCGTACAGACAGGCCCCTTATCAGGACTGCAGTGAAAAAGAATACAAAGAACTGCTAAGTAAGATGCCAAAGGAAGTTGATTGGAAATTGTTTGATGACTATGAAAAAGAAGATTCAACTACAGGATCACAAGAACTTGCTTGCGTAGCAAATGTTTGTGAACTCGTTGACCTATGAGAAAGACTAGTACATTCACAGTAAAGAAAAGGATAACACGAAGGCATAAACCTAAGCATCTTAGACACAGAAAAAAGTTAGGACCAAAATCATCATGGAGAAACAAATGAAAAAAGATAGACAACCACCGCTTTCTATTCAAGTAGATAAAGGATACAAAGCTTTTCACCGGGGCAAGATTACAAACCCTTACAAGCAGGACACTGCATTCTATAAAGAATGGGAGCGGGGATTTAATAAAGCTTACTTTGAAAACCTGAAGAAACTACATGCGGCTTGAACAAGAAGCAAGGGAATGGA